TCCGCGGACTTCTCCGCCACCGCTGCCGTGAAGGTGAACCACGCGCGCTTCATGCCGCTGCTCCCGCCCGCTGCTCGTCGGGCTGTTCGATGATTGGGGTGCGCGCGCCGGCGGCAGTGCCGCTCTTGGCGTAGCGCGCGTCGGAGTCGTAGCGGAGCCGGTGTTCGTCGGCCCTCGCGTTGTCAGTCGCCTGCTGCTCGTCGATCGCCTCGGCGTCTTCGCCGAGCTCGCTGACGATGGCGCTGCGCGACGTGAGGCCCGCGCGAATGGCGGCCTGCTGCGCCTCGACGTCCTGGACCGGGTGAATGTAGGGCGTGCGCGGAGGCGTCCAGCGGACGGCCGCCTCGGGCGAGCCCGGGGCGATCGGCAGCACGTTGGCCAGGTAGGCGCGCGTGACCCAGGCATTCCAGACCTGCCGGCACACCTGGTGCGCGACGATCTGGTGCTGGATCGTCTGAATCCGCAGGCGGAACTCGTTGAAGATGACGCGGACCGTGCGGTCGTTCACGCCGCTCATGTCCCCGGTCAACGCTTCGTACGGCACACCGGTGGCGGCGGCGATCGCAAACAGTTGCTGCCGCATGAAGTCCCGATACCCGTCGGAGGTTCCAGGCGGCGTCGAGAACTTGATGTCCTCGCCAGGATTGAGCGCCTGGAGTAGAGCCGGCTCCATCTGCGGCAGTTGGCTCTCGGCGGGGTCTTCGAGCGCCTCACCCGTCAACGGATGCAAGGCATCGTCGTTGCCCATCCGCGTCAGGAACGCCACGAACAGGTTCGCGAGCTGCTGCCGTAACAGGGTGGCGTCGTCGAACTTGTCGAGCTCGTTGAGCTTGACCAACGCCTGCGTCAGGTGCGGCACACCCCGAAGCTGACCTGGGCGCAGCGGGTCGAACAGGTGGATGACGCTGTCCGCCGGCACGCGCCGGAGTTGCGACGCGTCGAAGTCCATCAGGTCGCCTGGACGCGAGGGGTGAAACCAGTACGCGACGCGTCGGCCGATGCTGTCGAACTCGATGCCAGCGCGGATGCGGTTTCCCTTTGTCGCATAGACGTTGTGCGTGTAGGGGCACAGCTCCGGCTCGAGCACCTGCACCTGCAGCGGCACGATGAGACCATCCGTGAGGAGTCGCGGACGGATTCGGATGAACACCTCGCCGCCCTCGAGCCACCCACGGACCGCCTGCGCCTGCTGGCCATACCAGTCGAGCAGGCCGTCTGCGTCGCTCTCGTCGGTCCAGCGCAGCCACGCGTCTTGGATCTGCTTGCGGAGCTCGATGTCGGCGGTCAGTGGCTGCGGTTTGATGCCGGTGCCGATGATGTTGGTCACCAGCTTGTCGATGGCGCCCTTGGCAAACCCGTTGTTGCGCGTCGCGCTGCGGGAGCGGTCGCGGATGGTCGCCAGGCTGGAAAGGATGGCGGCGTTCGGCGACGCCGTCGGTGCGCGCCAGGCCAGGCCCCGGCGCGAGGTCGAGCCTGATTCGTAGATCGCGGCCGATGCGGCATTCCGCACGGAGGGCACGATGTCGGTGATGCCGAGGCTCGTGAGCGCCGGCATCAGAAGCCCTTCCCCGCCACCAGATTCCACTGCCGACGACGGCCGGCCATGCGCGCGAGTTCGCCCTTGAAGTACTCGAGCGCCCGCATCAGCTCCTCGACCGAGCGGTACTCGACCATGCGATCCGCGAACTGGACGCGGAGCTCACCCCGCGAGAGGGCGGTCTCGATCTTGGCGATGCTGGCCTGGAGCTGCTCGGATGTCACGGGACATGGCCATCATCGCGAGCCTGTCCGTGACGCGGTAGGTGGTGCTACGCGGGATCGGAGGTTACGGCGGTTACCGATTCAGGTAGGTGCTTCGGCTAACGCGCCGGCCGCGCATTTGGCTCGGATGACGCGTCGCCGCGGTGGCCGCCGCGTCGCGCACACCCTCGCGCAGCGCGTCGATAACCGGCTTCTCATCAGGCCGTCGCTCGGCGAGATGGCCGAGCATTCGCTCGAGCGCCAGCCAGTCGGACTCCTTGAACCGATCGAGCCCGACAACAGACGCGGCGGCGCGGGCGTACACACGGGCGTCGAGGAAGTGATTCTCGCGGTCGGCGACGACCTGCCACTCGCGGATCGTGAACCCCTGCTTCGTGCGATGCGTCACGAGCTGCTCAGCGGTCAGCTGCTTGAAGAACTCCTCGCCATGTTCCGGGAAGTGGCAGAACCCGGGCGGGAAGACGGCGCCGGCGGCAAACTCCTCGTCCGTCGGGACCTCGAGCTTCAGCCACCCGTACAACTCGCCCTTCGCCAGCGGACCTCCGACCCGCCACAGCATCAGCTCGCCGACGCGCTTCCCTGACACCGAAACGTCAACCTTCGTCGGGATCGACACCAGGACGCTGGCGCTGTCGTTCCCCTTCACCGCGATGACGCGGCCGCTGTCCTTCGATCGGACGTACTCGTAGCAGGTCTGGGTCTGGTCGCCGGTGTCGACGGCAAGCATGCGAATGCGGAGCTCGGCGCCGCGCTCGTGTTCGAACGCGCGATCGAGGAGCGCGTCAATCTGCGGCCACGGGCCCTGTTGCGTCAGATCGGACGTGTCGCCAGGCACCACGCCGGCATCGATCGACCAGCTCTCTTTGCCGCGGCCCCAGCCAACGACCTCCCACACCAGGCGGTTGCGCTGGACGTCGACGGCGGCCGTGAGGAATCGCACGCCTGCCGGGCACGTGCCGATCGCATAGGCCTCGCGCCGGTCGTAGAGTCGTTTCCACTCCGGCGCCTCGCCCTTGTCGCGCCAGGTCTCCCCCGCCCACGTGTTCACCCACGTCTTCAACTGTTCGGGTCCGGCGGCGTTGGCCTTCACGAACTCGCTGGCAATTTCGCCCCAGGTCGTATTCGGAAGATCGCTGTACGCGGACCAGACGTGAACGCTGTGGTGACGGCCGGCGAGATTCGGCGCAGGGTCGTCCGGAAACTGCGCATGCGGGCCCGGGCGATCCTCGACGCGTTCGAGCATCCACAGCTTGTGCTCGTGCTCGATCTCGCACCCACAATGGACGCAGATGAACACCGCGAGGTCTGGCCGCCCCGAGGGCCAGCGCATGTTGCCGAACTGCAGGACCTGCATCCCGCGATCGGGATGGGTGTCATGGCAGTGCGGACACGGCACGTAGAGGCGCCGCTGGTCGCCAGCGAAGAACTCCTGCTCGATCCGGCTGGTGCCGGCGTTGCGCGGGGTGGACCCGAGCACGAGCTTCCGATTCCAGAACGACTCAGCGCGCTTCCTCGCCAGCGCGATAGGGTCGCCTTCATCACCTGCGCTGGCTGGGTATCCGTCGCACTCGTCGCCGAGGATCACCCGCCGCGACTTTCGCCGGAAGTTGCCTGGCGAACGCGCGCCAACAATGTCCAGCACGCCGCCTCGGAAGCGACGCAGCGTCAAGGTGTCTTTGCCCCTTGAGCCGAACCGCTCGCCGACCGATGGACAATCGCGCAGCAGTGGGTCGATGCTCTCCTTGGCGAACCCCTTGGCGTCGTCGTCTGTGGGCTGGATGACCATCACCGGACACGGGTCGTAATCGACGTGATACCCGATATACGCCTTGATCGTCTCGGTGTAGCCGACGCGGGTCGACTTCATCACCGTCACCTGCTCGATGGCAGGGTCGGTCATCGCGTTCATCCACCCGCGCTGAACTGGCTTCGTCTTCCAGCGGCCAGGCTCTGCTGATCCGGCGTCGGCCGACAGGCGGAACTTCTCATCCGCCCACTCGGAAAGGGACATCAGCGGCGGCGGCTTCAGCGCCCGCCGGCCGGCGGCGATGATCGCCCGCGGGTCGGCGAAGCATGCCGACATGTCAGGGCTGGTCATCATCGGGATCGACCGCGGCGAGGTCTGGCGGCTCCGCGACTTCCTCGAGCGCCTCCCGCACCAGATCGCCGATCGTCGCCAGGTCGCCGAACGAGAGATGCGGCAACTTCTGCTTCACCTTGGTCGACAGGCCGAGCAACAGCGTTCGAACAGCGCCGTAGTCTTCGGCGACGGCGGCCTGTACCGCTTCGACCTCCACCAGCTCGCCCGCCTTGCGACGGAAGCTCAGCTCGGCGAGCTCCGCCTTCCAGTGCTTCTCACGCGCTGAGGCCTTCGAGAGCGATGGACCGCCCTCCTCGTCCTGCTCGTCACCGTCCTCGCCGTCGGCCAGCTCCCTGACGTATCCGGGCGCCCGAGTGTGGTCAGTGTTGTCACTCCACTCCCGATCGGCCGCCTCCGGGTCGGCGATCCGCTTCACACCCTTCTCGATCACGAAGGAAATGCGGTCGTTCTCGATGGCGCGCTGCACCGATTGCAGCGAACCACCAGGCAGGCCGAGCTCCTTCCGGTGCCGCGCATATCCGCGCAACGACAACGACTTCAGCGCCATCCCGTCACCTGACAACTGACAACACGACAACACTCAACTCGGATGCGAAGTCGCGCGATCCTGCGCGTCCGTCCACCCGCCCGGGCCCCACTCGCCAGGGTCCCCCGATGGCACGCCCTGTGCTTCACGCGCGCGCTGCGCTGACGCGCACGGTCGGGCGTCCGTCTCGCCCGCTGCACGTGCGCACTTCGTGGCCGTTGACGGTGACCGCGTCGACGCCAGCTGCGTCCAGTAGCGCGCGCATCTCGTCGCGCAGCGCTGATTCCTCGCGCGTGATGCGCAGCTGACCGGCGGTGAGCCGGCGCTGCTTCTGCACCAGGTCGGCGAGCGGCTCGAGCCCGCGGAAGATCGTGAATGTTCCGGTGTGCTGGGTGTCCATAGCGTGTGATGACGTGTGATGACGTGTGAATTGGGCGGCGGGGCGTGGCTCGAGCAGGACGCTGCGACTGCCGGTCCGTGGCGGCTTACGCTGGCGTGGCGCTCTGGCGCACCTTCCCCGCCATCTCGATTTCGTCCATCGATCGATGGCAGTGGGCGCAGCGGACGACTGGCTGCAGGCCAGGCCCGGCGCATTCGTTGACGAACTCGTGCGGGATGGGAGCAACAAAGTCCACGATGCTCTCGGCCAGGGTGGAGAGGCAGAGAGGGCAGACATCGCAGGGCGCCGGCGGGCGCGTGCCGATGGCCTGCTCGCTTCCGCAGCGGCAGCGGAAGTACTTCATCGACTGCCTCCATGCAGGCGCACGAAGACCCACGCCCAGATGCCGACGGCGGCGATCGAGAAGACCGTCTCGAGCGCCCACGACCAGACGTGCAGGGCTGCCAGCGTCTCGGTCACGACACGCCGCCTTCGCCCTCGTCCTCATGCCAGCACGGCAGATGCTCCAGTCGAGCCGTTGCCATGCTGACTGCCTGTTCGTCACGAAATTCGGTCACCGTGACCGACAGGTCAATGTGGCATGCCGTCAAGAGTCGCCAAGCGGCGAGGAGTGCAAGCACGAGGACGATGAACGCAGCGAACACCATCAGGTCCATCACTCGACCTCCTGCGTTGCTGGGTCATTGGCCGGGCGAAAGAGCGAGGCCGGGTCGATGCGAATCGAGCCGCCAGCAGTGCGGATCGTCTTCAGCTTCCCGGCCTGCATCCAGTTGTAGATCGTGCGGCGCGTGACGCCGGCGAGCTCGCAGGCCCGGTTGATGGTGACGGTCTCGGCGGGGTTCATCGGAACGCCCTCCAGACGTCGAGGCCTCGCCGACGACGTCGACGTCGCGACTTGGCCGTACGCGGGTTCGGGCCGCCGAGGACGTTCGTGCTCGGTCCGGACGTCGTCGACGCAGGCTGTTCGATGGGAGCGGTGTTGGCTGGCGCGAGCGCGAGTTGCGCGGCCATGAGAATTGGTGCAATCGCGGCAATCACGATCGCTATCGTGCGCGGGCTTGCGCGGTTGTGCGAGGTGGCACTCCGTCGAAACGGAGGAATCGGCGGTTACCAGGTCGGCGGCGCGACCAGCACCTCGTATGGGACACCGCACGCCGCAGCAATCTTCCGGAGCTGCTCGCGCGCGAAATCGTCATACGCGAAATCGTCATAGCTGACGAAGTCGCCAGCCAGTATCGAAGTCGCTGGCATCGAACGGCCTCGGATGCACTCACGCTCGAACCGCTTCGCCTCTCGCCGTCGCTGCGCAGGCGTCAGCAGCGCCCAGGCGAAGCGCATCAATGCGCGAGTGACAACCGATGCATCCAATTCAATTCTGAGCGTAGCTGACGGCCGCGGGACGAACGGCTCTGGCTCGTCACACACCAACGGCGGCATCGTGATCGAGCGGACTTCAGTGACGGGACAGCCGTCGACATACAGCAGCGTCATGCGCCAGGACCGATCAGCCTGAGCTCGCGCAGAAACCGCTTCGCCGCCACGTACGGCACCTGCCAGTACTTCAGGTCGGGATCCATGAAGGCGCCGAGTCGGCGAGGTCCGATCGACGTCAGCTTGTCGACCGACACGCCGGACAGGTCTGAGAGCTCGCGCAGCTTGAGATGCTTCGGCTCGCCTCGCTCCACTTCGGCGCCGATCGCCGCGAAGCGCGCGAAGGTCATCGTCTCGTGTGGCTTGCGCCCCCCTCGCCGACGATCTGGC